CTCCGAACTCAACAAGAAACTTTCTTATTTCATTCCATTCAGGTGACTGACAAATAGTACCAGGCGCTGCTTCAAAAACAAACCTATTACTCTGTAATAATTTAGTAAACGATAAAGTGTACTTTCTTACTACTATAGACCAATCAATTGGAGCACCAGTGAAAACACGGGTTTTACCAATCTTAGCTTTTTGAAAAGTAACTGGTTCATCTTTCAGATGAGCACAGAAATTTGGATAAACTCTTTCTCCATTCTTATAACGGGTTTCCATTTCATCAATACGGTTCATGATAGTATCATCAAATGTAACTGCTTCATTTAAGCCATTTAATGGCTCAGTAGGAAACAGAAAATGCTTCTTAGATTTCTTATACGGATTCCCAGCACTAGTTGATGTATTGATACGATCGATAAAAGTAACACCTGCAGCACCATTGATAGCTGTAAAAGTATCTAAAACAATCATATTGGATACCTGTGTTTTATCTAAACTAGACAAAATATCGTTTATGAATGACTTCTTAACTTTATCTACAACATCCATCTTAATTTCAGTAACTGGACGAACCATATCCAACAAAGCAATACGCCAGGGGGTCCAACCATGCATCATGGGAGCTGTATACTTCACCTCATAACCATATTTCTTAACCTCATCGTGGATAAAAGTGTTTTGTACACCTGATTTATGGTTTGGGCGAAAGCCCTTAAATGATCCATATACATTTGCAGTTCCTTCAGAAATAAATCTAATAGGACTCTTCATATGTAGGTCAGTAACTTCACGGGGATATTCAACAGTATCTAACATTGGTGACGAACTTTGAACTATAAATTTATTATGATTCGCAATTAGATCATTCAAGTATTTTTGAGATAATGAAATAGAATAAATCTTATTCAACATACCTCCATACAAATGAATTCCAAGTATCTGAAACCCACTCGGACCTTTAGTCACTAAAAGTGAGCCACAAGATCCTTGTGGAGTATCTTCATCAACGTTACCGGACCATTTGTAGGGATCGGTTACATCGTCTTGAAAATACATAGAGTTTTGAACATTATACACATTGGTTATTTCTTTATATCCCAACTTGTTGCGTGAAATATAAAAACCATCACCTTTAAATCTAAATGTGTTGTCAGTAGGGAAAAGATCTATAATATTCTTTCGAGGTGGCAAAATAGAGATATTCAATATCGCTATATCTTTCAAAGGATCACGAATGATCATACTTTCAGTAAAGATGATACGTATATTTCTATTCACACCTGTATCCAACGGCGATACAATTATTTCTATATGTGTAGTATCTAACGGGACGGCATGATTATTAAGTAAATATAAATGTCCTCCTAGACAAGTAGCTCGTGTATTTTGAGTAACTTCTCCAGAAAAAATGCGAAAACATGCACAATTTTTTAAAATTATATTTGATAAAGTAGGTGTATCCAAACCATTCATTGATCTGGATTTGCGAGATACATCAAAATCAGTGGTGCGATAATCATCTTTAAACCACACATTTGGTCGTGCTTCGGCATCATCCACCACAGGACACGATTGTTCACTACTTTGTTGAGTCAACTTCGTAGGAAACATATATTTATATGTTTTATACAAAGCAAAGAGCGAAGTTAGAGTAGCTGCTGCAGATATTACAACATCAGCTAAGTCTAATCTCCTCTTAACTCTATCGCCAATAGTGACAAATAACGTCCGTATTTCGGAAATTTGCGTTGGGAGTTGAAATACAACTCTTTTACATACATTCAAACCACTAAAACAGGAAACAATCCATTTAATAATTGGTTCACGCATATAAAATTGCCAAAACCATAAAACCAATGTAGTATAGATAGTATACATTAGACCAATAGTATTTATACTATTGTCAACATCAGTTTCCAACAAATGTAGATATTCATCCGAAGTAGGTAATAAAGACTCATAACGTGTTTGATTAAACAATTCAGGTATTTCCATATCCGATTGTTCATCATAACTATAGAAAGAACAAGTACATTTTTCCTCGGGAACATGACACAAGGTACACAATGTAATTTCACGCATGATATCATTACAAATTTCAACTTTGTCCTGAATATTTTCATACGCTAATGCCTCTTTCGAGAACCAAGCTACCATATCATAGATATTATCATACTCATGTATGACTACAATTTTGGCTTTTTGATTCCTACGATCTTCACCATCAGGAACAATCTTTTTAATCTCAAAAACCCAATAATCAGGATATTCTCCTGGATTAATAGGTGGGACTAAAGTAGGATCTAACATAGTTTCATTTTTCGCATACTCAGGTTTAGGTCTCACATCGATAATAAAAGGAAATCGGCGTTGTAAAGCCAAGGGACATGAAAAATATGCATACGCATTAAGATCTTCTGTATTTGTAGTTGCAATAAATAATTTTGCTCTACAAGGCGTTCGACCTTTTTCTGATAAATCAGCTTGGGGAGGATTATAACTCACATTATTATTAATCTGAATTATTTCCATCACAGTAGGATCACCAGTTGAAGCGGAATTGGGATGCATAAATGCAGCATCATCAATTTGCACACACCAACAAGACGTTTTAAAATTATTCCAATGTTTATCAACGGAATCTCTATTATACTTATACTCATCATCAATAGGCAGATTCATAA